GAAAGTAAGGTAATATTTGTTCAATAATTTGTAAACCTCCTTCAGCTGTTGCTGTAAAGGAATATAAATTCATACTTATATTATAAGGTACAGGATTGTATTGATAGTCCATAACCTTACCATCTGCAGCTGATGTTCTTACTTTTCTATACTTATTAACTCTTTGTAATTTTCTGCTAGGATCATAAGCAATACTAGTAATTTCAAAACCCAATCTTGGTAAAGTTACCGCTACTCTTTTATCTGTAAGGTCTGCTTGTTCATCTAATCTAGCTAAAAACTTTTCTTTAGGAGAATATGAAAGTGGAACTTTTATAGATTGCACCACAGTATCGCTACTATCTTTTCTATGAATAGTAATATTATTAAAAATTGTACCGAAAGCAATAATTAATCTTCTTAAACTTTGATGGTAGAAATGTTTACCAAACATATTTAAAATCCTTCATCCACTTCACCAAAAGGATTTCTTTCAGTAAAGTCTAATATATCATCTGCTGTAGATGATGTTCCAAAACCTGCGTCTGTTTCAAATGCCAAATTATCTGCACCAGGTTGTTGTGTTGCAATTTTGAAATCTTCTTTTATTAGATAAGCAGTATCATCACCTTCTAACAATAATGAACCAACACCAGTACCAGTTTCTAATTGTATCTGATATAGCATTTGGTCTACAGACTTATCAGTTTCTAATGAGTCAATTGCTGAAACACCAGTATCAATTCTTTCAGATGAATATTCAAATCTAGTAACTCTTAATTTATAAACAGGTCTATTATTTAATTGAAAAAATGGCTCTTCATCTTCAACAAATAAGATTTCAAAAAATGACTTCATAAAAGGCAGATATATTAAATCGCCTTCATTAGGTCTTCCCGCTGCTATAAGATTTGCATTATCAGATACTAATTCTTCAAATCTTCTTTTTGATACTACAAAGGTTGAATCATCTCTTATTTCTAAACCAAATTTACTAACTAATTCTTGTTCGCCAGCAAATCCTTCAGTAGTTTCAAAATACATCTCAATTAAATAAGCTGTATTGAATTTTGCTATACTATCTTCGTTTAGTATTATATCTCTATTGATTAATGTACGTGGTAAGTAATAAACATCATGGCCGTGAATCTGTATATTCTCAGCTATTAAATTTTCGTATAATTTTTTTTCATCGGCAGTTCCACCACGCTCAAAATATACATTTGTTGGCATTTGATTATCCTATCATATAAGACACAGGCGTTTCAAATCCTTCTCTAATATCTATTTCTAATTTTGTAATCTCCTCATTAGCTTTATTAAATATATCAGCACCATTGAGAGTAACTCCTCCCATCATAGCTACACCATTGAATTTCATTAAATTTGAACCCCATTGTTTTTTAAATAAAGCAGTTACATATTTTTTTAGAAATAAATCATTATAAACATCTGTCATTGAAACAGGATTTAATTTTCTATAGCATTCAATAATTAAATATTCATCTGTAGAAATATCATATTTCCAATCCATATCAATATATAATTTATTATTATGCTGATTAAATCTTACTGGTTTTTCACCTACTAATATATGGTCTAAAAAATCTAAATGTCTTAATACCATATCATAATGAATTATAGATGTTGAAGAAAAATCGTAAAGGTCATTTAATCTTAATTGATACCGTACATCAAAAAGATTATTGCTATGTTTATCTGATAATGGAAATATTCTTGTAACTGCTAATACTGCTTCTGGCATTACAATAAAATTATTTGCTTCTTTCCAAGCAGTTGTAACACCGTCTTTAGTAATTGAAATAGATGAATCACCATCAGGTGATTTCATTCTTGCTAAATCAGCAGTAGTTAACTGATATTTTAAATAAACACGCTCTACTCCATCATAGTGATATTGAGCAAAATATTGCAAAGCTTCATCTAGTCTATCTTCCAGTTGGTCATCATCTACATTGATTTCCACTACTGGTTTACCTAGATTTCTTAATGCATATTGCTTTAATGTTTCTCTACTTGATGGTAACGCCATTGACTTATATTCCTTTGTTTTATGGTTATATTTATACTATCCTAGGGCAACGGCCTGTGCAATCGCAAATGCTTTACTTGCTTTTACATCTAATTGTGTTTGAGCATTAGATGATAAAGTATTAATATATTGGAATTCTGCACTTGTAACTGAACCATCTGCTATCTTTGTAGCGTCAATGGCTGCAGCTGCTTTAATATTTGCGTCTTCTACATTTGTTAAACTATTTCCTGTGCCGTCAGCATTATAAGTTTTATTTGTTAATGTAGTTGAAGATGAAGCAGTAATAAATCCAGATGAGGAGTTATCATAATTTGCAAGGTCATTATCTACAACAAAATCTATTGTACCATCTGCGTCTTGGTAAGTTACAGTAATTCTTGTTTCAGTATTACTGCCAACCATTGCACCAATAATATCTTGTACTCTTTCAGCAACCAATGAAACTGCACCAGAAGAAACAGAAAAATCTGCTGCTGTAAATGACGCAATACCTTTATTAGAAGTTGAAGCATCCTCTCCTGTAATAGTTATTTTTCTTCCTGAAACTGCTGTATCAATACCTTCACCAGCAAGAAATTCTATATTACCTCCTAATGCTACAGAACCTGCTGTTGAAGATTCATCTGTAAATGTAATACTAGAATTTGCTAATTGAGTATTTGTAATTCCACCACTCTTAATTGAAACTGCACCAGAAGAAACAGAAAAATCTGCTGTAGCAAAAGAAGCAATACCTTTATTAGATGTTGAAGCATCCTCTCCTGCAATAGTTACAGTTGTTCCTGTTGCTGAAGTATCAATACCAGTACCACCAGCAATTGTCATTGTTTCAGAATCTAAATCTATATCTATTGTTCCACTATCAGAAGTTACATCTAAATCTTCTGCTGTTACTTTATCATCAACATATTTTTTAATACTTTGTTGTGAAGCCAAGTGAGTAGCAGAATCACTTACCATATTATCTTCATCTTTAATACCTGCACCTGAATAAGTTGTTGCTGAAATATCACCTACTCTTAAATCACCATCTGCTACAGTTAAATTTCCATTTGAAGTTGCTGTTGCTGTTGTAGTACCAAAAGCAAATTTATCTTCACTTTCATCCCAAAACATTATAGCATTATTACCAGTTGATCCTCTTTCTATAATAATACCACTATCATCACTATTGGATCCTACACCACTATTTAATTCTAATAAGTTATCTGTTACTGCTGTATTTGTAGTTGCTAAAGAAGTAGTTGTTCCTGATACGGTCATATTACCTGCAACAGTTAAATTACCTGCAACAGATAATCCATCACCACTTCCTATTTCTACAACAGTTGAATCTGTAGATGAAATTACATTACCTGTAATATTAATTGTACCAGCAGTTAAATTTGAAACACCTGCTATTGTAGTTGCACTTGCACCTAAAGATATAGATGTTGAACCAACGGTTACTGCTGAATTAGCTAAATTAGCATTTGTAATACCAGCACTACCAGATAACATTGAGTTAACAATATTAGATACTGTGTTGTTAGAGGCATTAATTGTTTTATTTGTAAGTGTTTTAGTTGTGCCTGAAAATAAAGTATCTAATTGACCAAGTGTAACTCTACCTTCAGTACCACCATCAGACGCCATAATTTGGTCGCCAGTCGCAAGTGTATTACTTGTTAAATTTGTGGCAGTATCTATATTAATAATTGCTTCTACAGCACCAAATTCTAAAGCAGAGGCACCTGAATTGACTTTTAAAACTTGTCCTGCACTTCCAATAGATAATGAAGCACCTAAACCACCGTGTGTTAAACCTACTGTTTCACCTGATTGATATTCAGCAAGACCTGTTGCTACGCCATCTGTATATACTGTTCTTATCGGTGTTTTATCTGCCATTTTTTATATTTATCTCCTCTAAAACTGAAACAAAGTTACACCTGAATCAGATAAATTTTGTCCATTTGATAATGTAAATGTATTATCTCCAGTAAATACATATCTATCATCCACAGTTGCGTTAAAATTAAAAGTTGCAGCTGCACTTGATAAACCACCTGCAGCTGTAAAGAAAGGTACTTGAGAAGCAGCTTGTTCAGTAGTACCAGCACCTGTTGATATTACTGATATTTTTTTTGTACCTGCTTTTGAACCTGCTGGTAAAGTTACACCTTCAGCAGATATTGAAAGTTGACCAGAACCATCTGAATCAACAATCGCACCTCCTAGATCCAATGTTTGTCCGTGAAGATATAAAGTCTTCCATCTTAAAGCATCCGTACCTAAACTTCTTGTGTTTGTTGCGTCTGGAACAATGTCTTGGTCTACAGCAGATAAATCACTTGCAACTTCTCCAAAATCATACTTGCCTGTTGCTGAATTATATTTTAATGCGTAACCATTTTGCTGAGCAGCTGTACTAACATCATCCATTTGTGATATTTTTGTTGAACCACCACCACCGATAGATGACATTTGTTGAGTTACTAATTCTTTAAATCTAGTAAATTCTTTTTTAAGTGAAGTTAAATCTGTAATTTTATCTTCTGCTAATGATACTTTATTCTTTTCAGCAATTTTAGATAACTCTTTTATAATATCATTTTGGTCAAGTTTAAATTCTTCTTTTTCTTCTGGAGCGTCTTTACCAATTGTAGGTGCTGTGATTTCTTGAGCACTTAAATCTACTAGTGTAGGCTCTATAAGTAATTGATTGGCTGTGTGTACAGCTTCTTTTATATTTTCTAAAATTTTATCTTCTACTTCAGGTTCTTTAACCTCAATCTCTTTATCAAGTATTAAAGGTTTTTCTTCTTCAGGTTCCCAATTTGGAATACCTTCTTCTTGTTCTTTTTCTTTTTCTTTTTCTTCTTTTAATGAAAAGAGTAATTTTTCTAATTCTGCTAATTTAGTTTGGTCTTTTTCTTGTTGTTCTCTTATAATTCTTTTTTCTTCAGCCATTACTTTAAAGAAATCTGTAATTTCTGAAGCCTTAACAGATACAGATAAATTTTTTGTATCTATTAAACTTTCATTTTCAGTTATAGAGGTTTTAGATTTTTTTTGTTTCTCTATAGCTTTAAAAAAATTTATTAATTCTTTAGACATAACTATTTCGTAACTTCTGGAGTTATTGTTGCAATACCACCGTGTACTCTTTCAATCGTACTATCATTTAAAGTTAATTCAACATCAAATACATAACGACCTGATGTTATCGCAGCTGTTTCAGAATTGGTTAATTTTAATCTGTAAATACCACTTGCAGCTGTAACTAAAGCAGTTGTGAAAGTTGCTGTTGCTGAAGTTGAATCATAAGATTTTCTTATTTGACCATTTAAAGTCATACCAGAAATATCTACAGCAGTTGTTCCATCCGATGTAACTGTAAATTCTTCACTATAATTAGAACCTTGGTCTATTGTAATATTAACAGCAGTCTTTTGTGTACTTCTTGCCATTTTACTTTCTTAATTTTTTAATTTTATTGATTAGTTTTGATTTAGTCAATCTTCGGTCTAACTCTACACCTAATTTACGACCAATCTTTTCTAATTGTAGTTTAGTTTTTTTCTTTAAATCTCTAATATTCTCTTTAGATACTTTACTATCTTTAGGAATATCAAACCCATTTAAAAGAAAAGTTTGTAGTTTTTTAAACCATCCCATATATATCTCCTATAGTTTGATATTACTATTTATAAGATTATTTTATTAAGATTGCTTGTTTTATGTTGTTGGGATATTTGATTCGGTAATAATGCCTTGACTATCGTGCCCTTTTGGTGGGGCATTATACTGACCTTGTTTCCATCTTTGACCAAAGTTAAAAGCTAAAGATATACGCCAACTATCTACACCTTTTAATTTATTCATATTAGGCTCAACTTCGTGGGTTAACCAACCAGGGAACATTATTATACGACCTGGAACAGGTTCATAATATACTTCTCTCCAACTATTTCTAGGTCTTTGAATATCTTTTGTATTCTCAAAAATTGGAATTTGACAATGAGCTTCACCTCTAGGATCTGTAAACCAAATACGACCACAATGTTTTGGTGCTTGAACATAATAACAACCAGCCCATAATGCACCAGGATGTACGTGATTTCTATTGTGTGAGTATTTGTAATTTATATTTGCCCACATATTATCACAATAAGCTTCTGTATTAGTATTATAACTTTCGTGTTTAAAAATTTCACTTTGCATTTTAAACAATTCTTTTATGATGTAATTATACTCTTTACGGTGGTGCATATCTACTGCACTATGCCAACCTAATGAATTGGAACGAACAATACCTTTTTCATCCCTATTTTTCCAAGCAGTTAAATTTTTAATAAGTTTAGTATTAATGTCTTTACTATTTTCTAAATCTTTAAAGTATATTTGAGTAGAGAAAAATTGCTCACCAGTTATTTTATATGTCTTAAATTCTGGTACCTGCTGTGAATCTTTAGTTTTTTTCTTTGCCATAATAATTAAATATAAGTTGGACCGTGTACCCATCCAACAAGTACATATCTTGTTCCTTTAGTTACTTTATTAATTCTATGTGGTAAAAATGATGGGAATATTACACAAGTTCCTTTTTGTCTTAAAGCCTCTTTATTTACAGTAGTGCCTATAAATTCAATATCACCTCCAACATAATCTTTTGGATCTGATAATTGAATTGTAAAACTTAATTTTCTATGTGGAACGCTATTACCAGCGTCTATATGCCAATCATAATGATTACCTTTTTCATATTTCATTATCATAGGTGCGTCAACATCTAAAAATCCTGATATATCAAATTTAAATCTTGCATTATTAGCTTGTTTAACTAACTGTAAAACTCTAGTAAGTGGCCAACCATCTTTATTAATTGGCATAATTTGTTGTTCAACATTACGAAGTTTTTTATCTAAGCCTCCACCAACAACTTCTCCTGACATCCATAATTCTTCTACTAAAGAATCAATAATAGTATCACATTGTTTAGCTTCAAAAAATGTTGTATGTATAATTGAACAAAATAAATTGTTTGCTTTTAAATTAAGTTTTGTTGGTTGAACTGGATCTTTAACTGGATCTTTTTTTTGTCCACTTCCACAAGATATTTTATCAAAATCTTCTTTTGTTTTT